CCACTCCATACATCATGATTCCCAGCAACTAAGTATAACCAATTTAATTTATTTACAAAATGCTCTACTAATCTCCATGATTCTTTGGCAGAAGTCGACTGTTGACCATATAAACTAGAAAGCCTGCCAACCCAATTATTCTGAATGTCGCCCAAGTTGCCGGCAAACATTCCTTCAGTGGCATTGATAATATCCATGTAATGAATAATTTGTGATAAATCAGTTCCATCGTCATCAACATGAGGGTCTCCAAAATGTGCTATTCCTATTGGCCCATCAACATTAATAGCAATATTAATAAGTTTTCTACTATCTCGGGCCCCTACTTTATGTTTATATTGTTTCTTTCTATGCTCAATAATCTCCTCTATCGGCATAGAATCCACTACTTGTGGCTCAACTTTAAAAGGAGCCGGTGTAACAATAACTGGTTTTAGAGTTTTCCTGAAACATGCTTGGCAAAACCACTGCTGCTTTTTACTATCTCTATAATATGAAAATCCGTCTTTTCTTAAAGACCTTGCCCCGCATTTTGGGCATCCTATTACATTCCCATCATCATCCGTTCTTAAATCATCTACTACTTTCTTCGTTGTGTTGTTCCCCATTGCCTACCTCGGTTAGTTCGTTTCTTGAAGCCCCTTCTAATTGCTCTGGTGAAAATCCTTGAAATACTCCTAGAAGTCCCATCTCTTTTTGTTTAACTGTATTCCCTGAAGTCCCAACAATCTTACCTAATTCTTTTGTTGACTGCAAAACAATATTATCATCTTCACTATAATCAGCAAGGTTCTTCAGTTTGTTGAGTACATACTTATGGTCAACCCCCATTTCTTTAGCTACATCTAATACAGATTTCTCTATTTCTTTCATTACTCTTTCCTGTTTTAATAAAATTGTTGCTTTCTTTCTTGCTTTTTGGTCAGACATCTCAGTATAAGCTTTCTTATATGCATCTATGGCGCCTAACCCTACTACTATATTAGTGGCAAATTCCTTTTCTTTATTAGTAACATGCTCTCTTTTGTACACACGATTTGCAGTATTCTTTATATTCCTAGAGAATGTATATCTATTTGGATGATTATCAAAGTCTGTATCCATCTTAACATTAGGTCTATTTAAAAAACTCCCTACTACAGTCCTTACCCACCCTTTTGCGAATTTGTAATTCTTCCTATCTGAGTGATGCTTTACATTATTCGATACTTTTAGTAGCTGCACTATTCTGTCATCATTAGAATACACCCAATCCCCCTCATTTGCAATCCTCCAATCTGGGTGAACTACTGTATTTGGATGGGTTTCTTGGAATTCGTCTATATCATCATAAACGTAATGAGCAATACCTTTAATTACTCTTTTATCTGCCAATCATCTCTCTCTATTTTTAAATCTTTAATCTGCATAACAAGGTTATCTATCAACTTACTTACTTCTTCATGCACCATAAACACATCTCCATCTATCTCTAATGGAATCATCTGCTCAGACAAATTCTTTAATACATCTTCTTGTGTCTTAACTGGTAAACCGGATAGTTCTTCTATTAAATCAGCCATAATAATTTTCTTATACATTTTATTTTCCCTGCCCTACCACCCTATAAATTTAAACTACTAGTCAAGTCATATCAAAGATAAAAATGCCCAAGTTATATAGGAGAAAAATTGTAGGATTTTGGTGTGTAGCCTTTTTCCCCTACCCTACCCTTAGTTAAGGGATTTCGTATATACGAATTTTAGTTGTATTTCATTTATTAAATACTATAGTATAATTAATACTAACTATTAACATAATGCACGGAGGTGCAACAATGACTAAAGCACAGAAAGCTAAGCGTGATTACTATAAACAATTGGCGTCTCAGCGGCGTGAAGAAGGCCTGAAGAGGTCGTTCAAAGCTGGTACCAGACGGCAGTATATCATGGGTGTGTCCGTGCCTAGCAAGCGCGACATCATGTCCGAACTTAGAGCTGACCTTATTAACATCAACCAGCAATGTGTTGGTGAAGGTCTTGAGCCTATCTTTGTGGATGAGGATGACCAACCTATGCCGAAGCTACCTACTCCAGCACCGGAGTAATTCAAGAAGCAGTTAATATTGTGATGGACGGGCCCGAGGTGATAGCCGGGCCCATTACCCTTCATTATATTATTATTATTATCGCCGTTATACTCGCAATGTGCATACATGTCTACTGTACTATGCTTATAACGACATAACTATGTTCATGTGGGTGTAGTATCTATTTACATCTGTATATTACATCCACTTGGGCATTAACCAACTAGCAATAAGAGGCATTAATCATGACCAACGAATCTAAAGAATACTATGAAGTTACATGGACTGGCATCATAGAGGCTGGTATTCCAGCAAAGTCTGTAGTCCTTATTACTGAAACCAGAGCTGTTAAGCTGCGTAAGATGGGTTGTACAGTTCGCAAAGTGGCAGATATATTTGCCAGAAGGGGATGGGCCTAATGGAACACGTTTTCAAAGTAAGTCTCGGTGATGATACATGTCGAGAGAGTATTAACACACTTGAAGTGTCAGGCACTTTTGAGTATGCTATTCAGTACATTTCAGGGTATATGCAAGCCTTGAGAGACTTAGGTCATGTACGTGGTCCGCACAACAATGTGATTCCTGTTGATGATGTCAGCATGATTCATATTGATTACGTTGACCCACTTAGAGGTTGGCGTAGTGTGATTGCATAGTTGTAATTCATAACTTGAGGGGGAGCACCGTCCATCATTGGTCATAGTCATGACTGGAGTTGAACTCCGCATTGTTCCCCCTCTACATTTAAAGGAGTAATAGTTTTCAAACAATTAATTATGTATCAAGGAGATTTAGTGAAATCTATAAAATCACTCAAGAAATATTTAAAGAATATGAAACCTACTGATGATTATGTTCGTGGATATAAAGATGCTCAAATAATGATTCAGCAAACGTTAGATGATGTCTTAGATGTTATTAAGCCCATATTCTACTGTCAAGATTGTGAAGAGGTGCCAGCAGAGCATTATGTACCGCATAACTTTGGTGGAGAGCAGTGGACTGAACAATATTGTGAAGACTGTATGAATAATCAACCAGATTGGGTATTGAAATGGTATAATAGAAGACATATGACAACTTTTAAGCGTAAAGACCCTTATGATGAGTTAGAGTGTGATAGTTATAATAACTTAACCTATGAAGAGGAGGAATAATATGGAATTATTTTTGGCAATAGTAACTGGTGGCTTTATAGTAGTGCTGTTCTTTATAGCATTATTGTTGCATAAGGTCACCATAATTGAAGAACATTTAACTTTAGAACATAAATCATATAGGAGTAAAGGATGACAAAACTAAAGGGAGTAAAGATAGAACATATTGATAAGATTCTTATAATGACAGTATTATTTGATATTGCATCAATGATAGCAAAGATGTCTGCAAGACTGTCCGATGCTGGTTTAATAGATGAAGATGAGGATAATGCTATAACAACCAATATTTGTGGAGCTCAGAGCAAGATAGGTACTGTGCTTGAATGTGATTCTATTGATATAAAGTTAGCAGCTGAACTCTCTACTGAGATACCAAAAGAAATCATTAAAGCAGTTAGTAAACTGTCTGATAATGAAGAAATAGGTCTTGATTTTAAGAATGAGGCTGAAGCATGAACTTAGTACAACAATTTGCAGTAGACTTTATTGTCTTTGCACTGCTATCTGCAATCATGGTATATGGAGTGATGCAGTTAGCATTTCCACCAGTAGAAGAAGAGGAAGATGATGAGTAAAAGAAAAACACAAAAGCAGATGATAGAGGAATATCTATTAGCTGGCAATGCGATTACACCAATAGAGGCACTTGAAAGGTTTGGATGTTTCAGGTTAGCTGCTATTATACATCAGATAAGAGAGAAGAGGCATGTCTATACTACAATGATTACAAATAAGTATGGTAATAGATTTGCTAAGTATTCTCTTAAATCTAATGGTCATGTTTGGGATGATAAAGGAGAGAACATTCTAAGACATGAGACATTAGGATGGTGAGTGATGAGAAACATAGAACCAGTGAATCATGATGAGACTAAAGCATTATTGCTACTTGTTATGAAAGGCTATAAAAGGAAAGATGTACAATTTAGAGAGAGTTTAAATGGAACGCGTCACCTGAGGGTGGGGTATTGGGAACCAATACTATCAAAGGATTTGGATTATGTACAGACTCATAGTAATATAAAGTTAGATGAGATAAGTATATTTGATGATGACTGCGGTAGGAAATATTGGTATTCAATACTATAGTATCCCTTCCACATACCATAATCATGGAGAACAATATATGAACAAGGCATTAATAGCGCACTGGTCTTATAATAAGAAAGATAAGAATGGTGACATTCAAGAAATAAATATTGAAAGATTAATAGGTATATATAAATCTATTGAAGAAGCAATGTTTATTGAAAAGAAGGCTAAGAAAAATTTTGAAGTTAACTGTAGCTTTAAAATTGAAGACACTAACAACAACATAACAACACAAGCCAGTGTTTCAAAATACTTGGAGCGCTAGAGGGGGAGAAATGGCTAAGGCAACAACAAACTACAATGCTTTCCAATTAATATTGGAGAACAGACCTATTAAACCAAAGAAACTTATCACACTGAAGAAGAAAATGGAGAATAATCCACATCTCTTCAAGGTTAAACCTATCTTATGTAATAGCAAAGAGGCTAGCAAAGATAGATATGCTAGTTGTGATGGGCTTGGACTTGGTATAATAGATGGACAACACAGATTCACAGTTGGTCAACAACTAGGAAGGAAGATATATTATAATGTGGATGATAATATCCACCTAGATGATGTATCTGAAGCAACTTCTGAGACTACACCATGGAGCTTACCTGACTTCTTACACAAGTTTTGTATGCAAGGAAGGATTCAGTATAAAGCTTTCTCAGGTTATCTGAATAAAACTGGGTTTCCAATATCTGTATGTCAAGTAATACTTCAAGGTGGTAGAGGTAAGTACCAAACAATACAGTTTCAAACAGGAGATTTGGAATGTAAGAATTGGAAACTAGCTAATGGCTTTGAAGAGGCTATCAATGGAACTGATGATAAAGCAGGAGTGTGTGACTATCTAGGGTTTGCTAGGAAGTCTTCATTTCTCAATGCTTTCTGGTTAATGTTTAAGAATCCATTGTTTGATATTAATCGAATGATGAATAAGCTTGAATACGGAGCATCAACTGTTAGAAATTGTCCAGATAAACCTTTATTCTTAAGAGAGTTGTCTCGTTTGTATAACTACAACTCTAGGGATAAAGTTAAATTTTATGAGGATGAATAATGGTCACTATCAAGGAACTGAGGTCAAGCATCCCTGACCGTATTCTTGATGTCTATACAGAGGGGAGAGTGACAGTAGTTACTTTCCCTTCAGGTAGACTCAAGATTATGCCAAAG